AACGAAATTTCAGGCTTCCCCATAATATGTTCATCTTGAGAACCAATAGCGATGAGTTTCACTATACCGGATGACATAGTTACAATAAGGAAAGGTTTATTTTAAGTTCGACTTTTTGCATACAAAACGAAGTACGAGAAAGTTATTACCTGCGGAAGAAGGATTCTTAATTGTGTTGCCATCCTCGTCACGAATATGAACTGTGAGACGATCGAGTTTGGCAATGGGATCTAAAAATTGCTGGGCAACTATGTAGTTGTCCTTGAAGGATACGACCTGATCTCCAGAAGTTGCCGATGTTTCACTTATGAGACTAGCAAAAGAGTTTCGTAAAACAGACAACCCTGGCTGAGAAGAAGTAGAAAGAGGGGGGTCTTTCGTTGCTCTATCGGCAAAATTACTGTCGAGTTCATCTATCGAGATGTAACAGTGTTCTGTGCTGTGAATCGTTTTGATACGTGCACCTAGAAGACGAGCTTGTACAACATTCCTGAGAGGTGTGTTGAGATACGCTGTAAAAGTGTTTGCACTCGATTGACCAATGGTATCAACAGTAATAGTGTGGTACTCGTAATCAAAATCGGGAACATCTAATCTAACAGCAGCAACTGTTGTCATTTACAGTATGTTTAGATTAAAGATCCACCAATTCCATCTACGATCGCATAACTCGCCTGGTCCCTCACAAGTTGCTCCGACTTGCAGAGACCACCGGGAGTGAGGGCCTTGGTGTATGTGCTACCCTCGGCAGTGTGACCTGGAGTACACTCGAGCTTATGTTCAAGATCATGAAGCGAATCCTCATTGATGGGTTCGATTTCAATGGGCCTGGGTTGGTAGCAGCTTAACACGGTTCGGCGAATGAGAAAGCCGATGGCAACTACACTGAGGATTACCAAAAGGGTATTACGGTTAAATTTCATTTAATATTAAGTAACATTTTTTATGAAAGTGCGTTAAAGATAGTACTTTAGTTTCATTATAAAGAGTAGATGGACGAAGAGATTATCCTAGATCGGGGGGATACCGAAATCCTTAAATTGGATGAAAATGAACAGGCTCTGATGGATGAAATTCAAATTGCCCCGCCTTCGCGGCCCAAGCCCAGGCCCAGGCCTATGGTTTCATCCAGGCCTCCTCCGGTAAACAGACAGGAAGAGATCGACGCGTTCGCTAATCCCACAAAACAATCAGCCCCACCTAAACCTCCTGCTGAAGAAATAGACTATGGTGACTATGCTGACTTCCAGGATGACGACATCGATATGGGGATGGGTGGAGGTGGCACTGGTGGATACACTGAAGAGCAGCCATCTAAGGGATACACCTCTATTGACGAAGAGAAAGCCGATTTACTAAATAAGCTTGCACGTCTTGAGAAGAAGGGTGTAAACACCAATAAGCGTCTCAACATGTATTCGAATATTGATGAGATTCGAACAGAAGTTAAGCGTATCACGTACGGTATAGAAGTCGATCAGAGTATTCGTTTCTCGAGGCGTATGCTTGTCGCTTGTGTCACCGGTCTTGAATTTCTTAACAAACGTTACAACCCTTTCGAGATTCAGCTTGAAGGCTGGTCTGAAAGTGTGATGGAGTCAGTTGAAGATTATGACGGGGTTTTCGAAGAACTATATGTGAAATATAGGAACAAGGTGAACGTGGCACCAGAGGTGAAGTTGATCATGATGCTTGGTGGTTCAGCGATGATGTTTCATCTTACCAATTCCATGTTCAAGGCAGCTATACCCAATGTTAATGATGTACTGAAGCAGAACCCTGATCTAGTCAAGAATATGATGTCAGCGGTGCAGAATACAGCTGCTCAGTCTCAGGCACAGGGTACACCAGATAACCCAGATGGACCCTATGAGATGAAGGGACCTGGTGTCGACATTTCGTCTCTTATGGGAGGTATTATGATGCCTCCTCCACCACCAATGAACACAAAGCCTCTTGAGACTGTTCGTGAAGATCCTCCTCTAATTGACGAGGATGACAATGTGTCTGACATCGTTTCCATTTCGGGGGAGTCTACCGGTGGTGAGGTGAAGGAAGTAAATGTTGCAGGAAGCTCTGGTCGGAAGAGGAGAAAGAAGAAGACAGAAATTAATCTGTAGACATAGTATAAATGATAGGCTACTGTCCAATCGAGGAGGAGCCCGTCGCTCCTCCAGCCCAAAGGCGGGTTGCGGTCCCTCAGAAGAAACCGACGACAGTGGAAGATACAGAGTGTAACTATGTAGTCATGTTCTTCATTGTTGGTGTGTTAACACTTGCGTTGATGGACACTTTAGATCGTTAATTATTCACTTTTGCCATACTTATTTGATAAGCATGGGAAAAATGAAATGTTTATTTAACCTTTTCGGACAATTCCTTTACGGCTTCAATGAGAAGGCCTATGAGACCATGATACGTTACACCATAGTAACCATCATCTTTCGTTATGACGGTTTCTGGAAGAATCTTCAATACTTCCTGAGCAATAACACCTGCAGATTGTTTTTCGTTAATTGTATATGTGTATCCAGAAAGCTCTTTTACTTTATCAAGAGCTTTAGGAATCTTCTTAATATCACTCTTTAGGCGTTCATCTGAGGTTATACCAATATCAACGCATTGAATTTCTCCACCAAAGTTGAACGTGGAAGTGGAAGAAGTGGGGTGGTTGAATGTACCACATGTTAACGTTTGGAAAACTCCATCACCAAGGGCGTTTATACTAGCGTTGGTGATGGTACCATTATTTACGAGAACGGAACCTCTAATCAACAATTCACTATTACTAGTGTTGTCACCAGCCGTCAATTTACATCTTTCGTCACCATCATAATTCCAGATTGTATTACCATTGACACTAAGAATGTCACCACCTGTCGTCGAATCACCCCCTATGTCCATGGTACCAGCAAATGAACCATTACCGACTTCATTGATAGTAGCTTTAAAATTACCACTACTTTGACCAACCCTTAATCCGGTATTAGTTGAATAAATATCTACGAATCCATTAACTCCTGTGCAGTTGATAGCACCCGCTTCTATTGTATTAAGGAAAGACCCATTTCCATCTCGATCTATTTTAACATTTTCGGTTTCGGTGGAGGCACCTGGCAAAGTACTGAACATGGAAAATTTCGCATGAGTGGCTCCAGGATTCGTGTTTTTAATTGATATATCGTTGTTCACCGTCATGGCACCTCCGAATGAAGTTGTGCTAACAAACGAACATGTTCCTGCAAATGAAGAAGCAGCGGTGGATGAAACACTTAAACCACCGTTTATAGTCGCACGATCAGCTACTGTAAGAGTATTATTGATTTGTGTCGCACCAGCAAATGAAGCCTGACCCAATTGGTTTATAGTAGCGTTAAAATTACCATTACTTGTACCAACCCTTAAGCCGGTATTATCTGTTGCGTGGTAAATATCCACGTAACCTTCAGATCCTGTGCAGTTGATAGCACCCGCCTCTATTGTATTAAGGAAAGATCCATTTCCATTTCGAAGTATTTCAACATTTTTAGTTTCGGTAGAGGCATCTGGCAAAGTACTAAACATAGAAAAGCTTCCACCCGTTTGATTAACATTGTTGTTCATAGTCATATTGCCACCAAATGAAGATGTACCTGTAATTTCAAGATTATTATTAACTGTCATAGATCCACCAAATATAGACGAACTACCCACGTCAAGAGATCCATTTACATCAACACCACTCGAAAATGAACCTGTACCGTTATCCCTAAAAATAATCTTATCTTGATTTTGATCGTTTTTCATGATAAAACTTTGACCGTTGCAATCAATGTCGTTGTTGACCTCCATTTTACCACCAAACGAAGAGGTACCGATGGTTTCTAGATTGTTATTGAGTGTCATAGCTCCTCCAAACGAGGAGGCACCACCCACATCTAGAGTTTGGTTAATATCTATATCGCCACCAAATGAACCAGTGCCATCGGATCTTAAGAAAATGGTATCATTAGCAATACTGACATTTGTTGAAATATTAACATTCGAGTTCGTTAGTTTCAATAAAGATGTTCTAGTTATTTCATTCGTTTCAGTGTTAGAACCCAACATACAAATGATATTACTATTGTCTTCTTGGAGTGGAGCAATAACAAGTGTATTATTTCTGGGTGCGGCTAAAATACCACCTGTTGCATTTATAACAATAGAGTGTGCAGTATCAGTCCTTTGTTGTGCATTAACATTGTAATTTGATAAATTACCCAGAGCTATAGATTGATTACCTGCAAAATTACCCGCTTGGTCTCCAATAACTA